GCAATCGTATCAATGGGTATGATTCCTCAAGGTTATAGAGTGAACAATTACCTAACAGATACAGATGCGTTTTATATCATCACAGACATTCCAAATGGAATGAAAATGTTCACAAGAGCTCCATTGACAACTGCAATGGAAGGTGATTTCGACACTGGAAACGTTAGATACAAAGCTAGAGAAAGATACTCATTTGGAGTATCAGACCCTAGAGGTATCTTTGCGTCACCTGGTGCGTAATAAATAAATTTTATAGGGCGGCCTTAAAACCGCCCTATTTAATATTAACAGTGAGAAAATGAAAAAATTTAAAGTTAAAATATCCGCTTATCAAATGTACACAGATTTTAACATCCAATCATTGGATGGCCCATTAGACATAGAAAATGCTATCATTGACAAACTTGGAAAAAATGATATAAAATGGGAGTCTCTTGGAGAAATGCATGATCCAAGAGTAAACAGAATAACCTATGAGGAGGTTATAAATGGAGGCGATAATGCAACACTTAGCGGAACTCTACACTCAGAAGAAGGGTCTAGACTTAAGTTGGGAGCAGGAGCATCTAAAACAGGGTAGATATACTCTGAATATGGTTAAGATTGACAGAAAAGTCAGAGAAGTAATTAGCCAGATTAAACTTGCAGAAGCTGAAAAAGCTAACGCACAAAATAAAATAGATGAGGCCGCTCCACAAGTTTCAGTAGCTACTTAATAAAAAAGCTACATCGTTGAATAAATCTCATTCACATTACAGGCTCTCTTGCACTCTACTAAAATGTAGTATATAGTTTTATTACTATACAATTAATTAGAATACTGACGCGTATAGTCGACGGCCTAGAGACAGTATTCGGAAACTAGGAGGATATAATTATGGCAAAAACTACATTTCAAGGACCAGTAAAATCAATTAATGGTTTTCAAGGTGTTGGAACTGGAAACTCTGTATCAATTGCAGCCGGTGCAACTTCTTTAACTGTTGATTCACATGCTGGTAGAATGTTGTACCACAACGTTGCTGGTGCAGCTACTTTGACTTTACCTGCGATTAACTCATCATCTGATTCAGGTGTTGCAGGACCAGGCAATGATCCAAACTCAGCGAACAATTTAGGTGCTTCTTTTGAAATATATATTGGAGCAGATAAATCTGGTGACTTTGTTTTACAAGTTGCTAACGCTAGTGATACAATGACTGGTAATGCGTTAATGGTTGACACAGACACAACTGATAGTGCTGAAGGTTTTATGACTGCAGCAGCATCTGATACTATTACTTTAAACGGTAGTACAACAGGTGGACTAGCTGGAACAATCATAACTTGCAAAGCTATTGGTGCAAACAGATGGGGCGTACAAGTTACATCTGGAGGCACTGGTGATTTAGCTACACCTTTTAGTGCAGCAGTAAGTTAATAATTAATTTAGTGTGGGGCTTAGGCCCCATGCTTAAATTTTAAGGAGAATAAAAATTATGAAAGGTGATGTAAAAGCAGTAAGAGTTACAGGTGCTGGCGCAGTCTTCGCAGGCAGAACAAGATTAAGAGGAATCGTTCTTGTTTCTGATGCAGGTGGCTCTGCTGGAGGAATAACTTTGCAAGACAATACAGATAGCACGACTTTGTTTCAAGGTGATGTTGCAAATGGTGATGTCTTTGCATTAAATATTCCAGAAGATGGAATTCTTTTTCCAGGTGGAATGAAAGTGTCTGCAATACCTAACGTAACAGCTGCTACTTTATTGATTGATAAGTAGGAGGTTAAATGGCTAACACTACCTCGGGAACAGCAACGTTTGATAAGAATTTTTCTATTGATGAAATAGTAGAAGAAGCTTACGAGCGTATCGGACAACAAAACGTTTCAGGATATCAACTTAAATCTGCAAGACGATCTCTTAATATTCTATTTCAAGAATGGGCTAACAGAGGTTTACATTATTGGGAAGTTGCAAATAATAGTATTACATTAGTTGCAGACCAAGCAGTGTATACAATGTTTAGATCTACAGGAGATGGTACGTCTGATGCAACAGCTGTTTATGGAGTTGACGATGTGTTAGAAGCTTCTTTTAGAAACTCTAATATAGATACACCACTTACAAAAATTAATAGATCTCAATACCAAGCTTTATCAAACAAAACATCTACAGGAGTTCCAACACAATATTTTGTTCAAAGGTTTATTGATAAGGTTACAATAACTTTATACTTAACACCTGGATCTAGTGAAGCAGGAAAATTTATAAATTTTTATTATGTAAAAAGAATACAAGACGTGGGTGATTATACAAATGCAACTGACGTGCCATATCGTTTTGTGCCATGTATGTGTGCAGGATTAGCTTATTATCTTGCTATTAAAAACGCACCACAAAGAGTTCAAGAATTAAAGTTATTGTATGAAGATGAATTACAAAGAGCTTTATCAGAGGACGGCTCATCATCTAGCACTTACATTAGTCCTAAAGTTTATTATCCGGAGGCATAATGGCATTATCTTCAGGAAAATTTGCAAAATTTATTTCAGATAGATCTGGACAAGAATTCCCATATTCTGAAATGGTTATTGAATGGAATGGGGCTAGAGTTCATGTATCTGAGTTTGAAAAGAAACATCCACAATTAGAACCGAAATCACATTCAGCAGATGCACAAGGTTTATTAAATGCAAGACCCGATAGAACAGAGCCAGCAGTAGCTAGGGTTTTAATTTTAAACCCATTTAAAATTACAAATGGTTCTACAACTGTAACTGTATTTGAAGAAAACCATGGTAGATCTACAAGTGATGTTGTCAGATTTAGAAATGCAGAGGGTTCTCTTGGATTAACAGGCGCAGATATAAATAAATCTGTGGGATTTACAATTACCAAAGTTGATGCTAATAATTATACATTTACAGCTGCTGGTACAGCAACTGCAAATGCAAACATAGGAGGAGGAAGTGTGTCGGCTGGACCGGTAACACTAACACCATAATGGCAGGATTAAGTGCATCAGGATTAAAAACACAAATTAAAAGTTACACTGAAACAGATTCAAATGTTTTAACAGATGCTGTTTTAGAAAATATAATTTTAAATGCTCAATATAAAATATTTAGAGAAGTTCCAATAGATGCAAATAGAAAACAACAATTAGGTAATTTAGTTGCTGGACAAGAGTCTATTAACTGTCCTGCAGGAGCTGTATTTATTAGAGGTATACAAGTTTATGATACTGCAGGATCTGAAACTACAGGAGCTAATAGATGGTTAGAGAAAAAAGATTATACATATTTACAAGAGTTTCAAGATGTAACCGGAACTTCAGCTGCACAAGGTCAACCTAAATACTATGCTATGTTTGGCGGTGCCACAGGAGAGTCAGACACTACATCTGGACGTATAGCTTTTGCTCCAGTTCCTAATACTACATATAGATTTAGAGTTCACTTTGATAAAGCACCTGATCTTTTAGAAAATAATGATACTAATTATATTAGTTTAAATTTTCCAAATGGTTTACTATACGCATGTTTAGTAGAAGCTTATGGCTTTTTAAAAGGCCCAATGGATATGTTGACATTATACGAACAAAAGTATAAACAAGAAGTACAGAAGTTTGCTGCAGAGCAACTCGGTAGACGTAAAAGGGATGACTACACAGACGGAACAGTCCGTATTCCAGTTCCTTCTCCGTCACCGTAACAGGAGATTAATTATGGCAATAACATCAGCAATATGTTCAAGCTTTAAACAAGAGCTTTTACAAGGTAAACACAGTTTTGAATCATCAGGTGGACACACTTTTAAACTTGCTCTTTTTACAAGTTCAGCTTCTTTAGGTGCGGCTACAACTGATTATTCAACATCAAACGAAATATCCAATACATCAGGATCTGCATATTCTGCAGGTGGCGCAACTCTTACAAACTCTGGTGTATCACTATCTTCAACAACTGCATTTACAGACTTTTCAGATGTAACTTATTCTTCTGCTTCTTTTACTGCAAATGGGGCTTTAATTTATAACACAACAACAGACGGTGGTTCAGGAACAACTGATGCTGTTTGTGTTATTGCATTTGGTGGTGAT